CTTCATTATCAGACGCATTAATGTTAAATACAGTAGCGCTTGTAACTTCTAAATCATGCACTCTGTCCACGTCAATATAAGTTGCGTCATTAGCAGCGTCTTTGACGAATAAAAATTTTTTTCTAGACATAAGTTTATTTTTTTAAAAGTTAATAATTACGATGCACTTAAAATACCACAAGACAATGGGTTTCTAACAATGATTCCAGTTTCTGAAAGCACGTGTGCTTCAAATTTGTCATCAGCGTTAGCAGCCAATATTGCTTTTTGGTCATAAGGATTCACCATTCCAGCTACATACTTCTTGATCATACTTCTGTTAACTCCTTCAGCTCCTTTTGTAATTAACTCAACGTTAGATACACCAGAAGATTTTCCGAAGTCCATGAATACCATCTTTGCAGATTCTTTTAATCTGTTGTCACCAAATGAATTAGTTCCACCAGCTGCAGAATGCAAGTTAGGGTCATCAAATACAGGACAGTGAGCAATAGTAATTTTGTTACCTAATGCACTGTAAGATACAAAGTTTGCACCTAGGCTAACATCACCACTTACACCCGACATAGATCCGCCTGTGTACGCGCCCGCAGGAGCAACAATTAGATCTTTCATAGCTCTGTGGAATGCTAATCTACCTTCAGTTCCAGTAAATACAACAAACTCATTTCCTTCAGCTGATTGTGTATTTAATGAAATCTTAGCAATAAACTCAGTGATAATGTCTTCAGTTAAAGACCCCATAGAGTAAGTTGCTTGGTTAGCAGAATCAATCTGTGCTAATAAACCATCACCTGTAATTACAGAAGATGCCATTGTTCCAGAAGTACCATGTATTGAAGAGCTATAAGCTCCTGGTCTTTGTACTGTAGTATCAGTAACTGACTTTCTACCATACCATCTTTGAAGCTCTTGTTGATACATGAACTCATCCATCATCATTTGCTCTTTAGTAAAGTACCAAAGTCTTGAACCATTGTTTTCAATCCAAGTTACATCAGTTAAGTCTTTACCAGTTACAGAACACTTCTTACGCATTGTAGT